AATCTTCCAAAAAAGTTGTATTATAGTGATCACCAACCGAGTAGTTGGGATTGGCATGATCATATTATAGTAAAACTTTAGAATGAGCAGTTGTAAACTAGTAATCAAGGACGAAGTGAATGTGAAGTTCGAGAATCTGAGCCTCGAATGGCGTAAGCGATTGTCCAACAAATTCAAATACGAGATACCATACGCTAGACACCTACCAGCGGTCAAACTGGGCAGGTGGGATGGCAAGGTCAGTTTCTTTGGTTTAGGAGGAACCACTTACCTAAACCTAGTGGACCAAATACTGCCCATACTGGATGAGGGCGGTGTGTATGTGGACTTCGAGGATCACAGACCTCAACACAACTTCGAATTCAAGGCTGTGGACAAGGACTATCTAGCACACATCACGTGGCCGGAGCATCATCCTTGTGCGGGACAACCCATACAGTTGAGAGACTACCAAGTTGAAGTCATAAACAAATTCATAGAGAACCCACAGAGCATACAAGAGATAGCCACAGGTGCGGGCAAGACCATAATCACGGCGGCACTCTGCCAGCTGGTGGAACCATATGGTCGTACACTGACCATCGTTCCCAACAAGAGTTTGGTCACACAAACAGAAGAAGACTTCCTTGCTTGTAACCTAGATGTAGGAGTGTATTACGGAGACAGGAAAGAACTGGGTAGATTCAACACCATAGCAACATGGCAATCATTGAATGTATTGGAGAAGAAAAGCAAAGATGAACATACAACAGATTTCCTCGAGGCTATAAAAGGTATTAATACAGTGATCATAGATGAAGTACACATGGCCAAGGCGGATGTGTTGAAAAGATTACTGACCGGACCATTCGCACATTGTGGCATACGTTGGGGTCTAACAGGCACCGTGCCAAAAGCAGATTATGAGTTCATGGGTTTGAAATGTAGTATAGGCGATGTGGCTAACAGGATACAGGCCAGTGAACTTCAAGACAAAGGCGTATTGGCCAACTGCCATGTCAATGTGCTACAGACACAGGACCATCCACAGTTCAAGACCTACGGCGAGGAACTGAAATGGTTGACCACAGATGACACTAGAATGTCATGGGTGGCGAATACGATCAAGGACATAGCCACGTCTGGCAACACACTGATACTGGTCGATAGGATATCGGCCGGTGAGATGTTGGAGAAGAAAATAAAAGATTCCGTGTTCGTTTCGGGATCAACTAAAAACACAGACAGAAAGGAGCAATACGATGAAGTATCTACGGCGACAAATAAAGTTATCATTGCCACATATGGAGTTGCCGCTGTTGGCATTAATATTCCTAGAATTTTTAATCTTGTTCTTATAGAACCGGGCAAGTCGTTCGTCCGTGTGATACAGAGCATAGGACGTGGTATCAGGAAGGCCGAGGACAAGGACAGCGTACAGATCTGGGACATCACTAGCAGTTGCAAGTTCGCGAAAAGACATCTGGGACAGCGGAAAAAGTTTTACAAAGAGGCCAATTATCCGTATAATATAGAGAAGATAGATTATGCAAATCCTTACACTAGATAACAGAACATACACGTTAGAGAAAATTCCAGAATGGGTTGATGAGAAACTGCGATTTGCGGTATTAGATAATTCTGATCCTGCCAATCCGGACTTCTTCTATATTCCTTTGATATTTCTTGAGAGTTTCAACTCGCCGGCGGCGGTATTAGAGATAGGCAAGTGGAAAATTAAAATGCCACTAGATTGGAAAATGCTGATAGGTGAGGCAGGACAATCCGAAATGCATGTTCTTCCTATAACCAGTTTGAATGATAGAGGGTTTGATGCTTTCACTTTCAATCCACTGTCCAGTTCCAAACCGGACTTCTATCCCATAGATGTTGTGGATATCTATACAGAAGTCAAATGGTATTTCCCAAAAATCAAGTCAGGACAGATGTTAGCAGTACCCCTATCAACTGGACCCAAACCCGTGTGTGCCTACTTCGTCAAAGATATCTCAAGACAGTGTGAACAGGTTGACTATGGCTCAGTCTGGTAGACGAACGATAATAATAGATGCTCCTGTCATGATAACCAGCAACAAGATTGCTGTGTGGATGGATGAACATTGGATGAAGGATTTCTTTGATTGGTTAAGGAAAAATAAATTCAAGATTTCGGCTATGAATCATTTGCAAAAGAAAATAAAATTAACATTCGTAGATGCGAAAGAATGCACCATGTTTGGATTAAAATATGCCAGTAGAAAAAAGTAACAGGAAATTTTTTGATCTGAGAAACGGACTCAAGGCCGTGGACTTCAGAAACAAGGACTACTTTGACAGGATAGACGATAAGGAACAATCGTTATATTCGCCTTACATGTTGATGAGGTATGTGTCAAGTTGTTCTTCCAAAGATCATTTCTACGTAGAACACTATGTTGAGATGGTCAACGAGTGCGTGAATAAACACTGCTTTACTTTAGGTAAACATAAGAAACTGTTATGGATACTGACAGCCATGTGTGGTACACTGCAACAACAGTTTCACCCATGGATCAAACCCATGAAGCGTGTGCCAAACAAGAGTCTCAAAAAACTGCAGGAAATATATCCAACATGGAAGGAATCAGATCTAGAGACTTTAGACAAAGTAATAACAGATAGGGAACTAGAGGAACTGATGGAGGCACATGGCATCGACAAATAAATGCACGTACTGTGGCAAGGAGTTCGCAAAGGAGAGAACCTTACAGGTACACCTGTGTGAACCTAAACGTAGATACTTACAGCGAGACGAGAAATGGGTAGTCAACGCATTCATGGTGTTCCAGAGATTCTATCAGATACATCAACATAATGCCAAGACAAAGACCTATAATGACTTCGTCAAGAGCGCATACTACAACGCGTTCGTGAAGTTTGGTAGGTACATCATGCACATCAACCCATTGTACCCTGACAAGTACATAGACTACGTACTACGATCAAAAATCAAACTGGATCACTGGGCCAGGGATGACTTGTATGAGGAGTACCTGATCGAGACCTTGAAGTCGGAACCCGTGGAGTCGGCCTTGCAACGTAGCATAGCCACTATGATGGACTGGGCCAACGAACAGAATGTACAATGGAGCGACTACTTCAGATTGGTCAATACCAATCGAGCAGTGCAACACATACAACAGGGTGCGATAAGTCCATGGCTACTGTTAGGTTGCAGTGCGGGAAAGAAAATGTTAAAATCATTCAACGACGAGCAACTACAGATGATTGAAAGATTCATAAACCCAAGTTTCTGGCCAAGCAAGATCAAGAGCTATCCGGCGGACCTATTGTTGGTTCAGGAGACAGCCCGGGAGGCCAAAATTGTCTAAAATAGATCTAGAGATAACCGATAACTTGAATTTCGATGATGGTGACTGTGCCGTGATAATAAAAGAGGACGGGTCCATAGGCAGAGTGATAATGCCTGACATGAACAGAAAAATTTTAGAGTCTGAAGGATATAAGAAACTACTCGATGTGCTAGAGGTCTTAGAACCAGGCTCACGTGACAAGATGATAGACCATGCTAAACAAGGAAAAGGGAGTATGCACTAATGCCTGATGTGGACATAGATTTTTTCGACAGAGACGGAGTTCTCAAACTATTCAAACACACACCTGCATCCATTATCAAGGATGGCAAGTCAGAGAAACACAAGACCGGAGTGTATTTCCATGCGGTTCCTGAACATCCTGTAACAGGACACGCATCATTGGATTACAAGAAAGCGGAAGACAGAGGATACTTCAAGATCGATTGTTTGAATGTCAACATCTACAAGAACGTGAAGTCGGAACAGGAACTAGTGGAGTTGATGATACAGGAGCCAGACTGGGACATGCTGAAGGATCCAAAGATAGTGGAAAACCTATTCCACCTAAACGGACACTTCAACATCGTGTCTAAACTGGAACCCAAGAACATAGAACAACTGGCGGCGGTGTTGGCCATCATACGTCCGGCCAAGCGACAGTTGATGTACAAGGACTGGGTGGACATCATGAAGGAAGTCTGGGTGAGACCCACAGATGGTTCTTACTTCTTCAAGAAGTCACACGCTGTGGCATACGCACAGGCCATCGTGGTGCAGATGAATCTGATAGCCAGGGATAAATATAACTTTAGTGTACAACAAGAAAACTAAAAAACTCACCAAAAAAACTAAGAAAAAAACTCCTATCAATCGTTCCGAATATAATTCATTCCAACCCAATAGCCCGTTGACTGTTTACTTTCTAAAATTGATAGAGAAAAAATCTTGAGTTTAAACTGGACGTCGGACCAATTGTATTGTCCTTCTCTTCACCCGTTTCTTTGAAATATCTGACAGTCGCACAGTGGGACCATGCACTATCTCGACATCCTTAGAATTTAGTGTTACCAATGTTGTACGGAAATAACGGAAGTCGCCCTTGAGGAATATGTTGATTGGTAGTTTACGATTGGACTCGTGCCACCAAATCTCACCACACTTCAGGAATCTCATCTTGTCCTGTGGCAACATCAGCCTACCATAATCGTAGAAGCTGATCACATTGACATCCTCATTCTGTACTATGCCCACGTACTCAAGATCGCCCTTTCTTATAAGGCTTAAAAATGGGAATTTGTCCCTCAGCGTGTTAAAAATCTCGTTCATTCTATATCTATAAATACTGTTAAATATGTACTATGCAAACAGTTTCAAGGTATTTACTCACACAGTTGGTAAT